CAAGTTAGGGCCTGCGGAAATATCTTCTTTAATAGATTTCATATCGATATTAGCGATACGTACTACATAGCGCCAATCACGCACACACAAGCCAATGTTTTGTTCAAAGTGAGTACGATATGCTTCAAACAAAGAGCCGTCAGGTTTAGTAATTGTAGTTTTACCTTTATCTTCTTGTTGTAAACCTGCCTCTGTACCACGTGGATAGATACCATGTACAGTAAGTGGACCCCAACCCACAAGCCACATAGATGCAAGGTTAGCAGTACCGCCAGCATCGATAATATTTTTAGCGCTATCAGCTTTCTTAGGGTCTAATGTATTAAAACGTGCGGATAAGCCAACAAACTTTTCAGGAGTGCTTTCATCACCATAGAAAAGTGTACGTGCGATTTCTTGACCCATAGCCTCAACGAATGCAGCATCTTCTGTAGCACGGAACGCTACAGGGTCATTAGACAACTTAACCAACTTAGCATCTACTTCGGAGTAAGCCTCTAGCATACCGCAAGTGTCGGTAATTTGTTTTGTAGTAGATTTGCTAGGTTGTACACCGCCATAAAGCATGCGCCATGTAGCATCAGGTAAGCCAGTACGTACTGTTGTTTTGTTAGATGTACCATCATTACATTCAATCATTGTCATATCTTGAATGATTTCGTTAGATTGGTTTAATTGTTCGATGATTTGTGCAATTTTTCCGTTAGGATCCATACGCTTTTGCAAATCAATTAAAGTAGGGTTTTGTGTTCCGATTGTAGCCATAAATTATTTTCTCCTTTTATTTGAACATACTCGGATATAAATTTCTTCTAATCGCATCTTCTGATTGAGTACTGCCAGTTGGTTGACCGCCACCTGCATTGTTATCTTCTGCAGCCATATCAGCGATTTTCTCAAACATTTGGATAACTTCAATACGATTACCTAAGCCGTTTTCAGCTAAAATTTCACGAATGTTAGGAATTGTTTTTTCGATTAACTCCATACCAGTCGCTGCCTTTTGTACGGTTGCATCATATTTGCTTCCTAACACCTCTTCTGTGTGTTTTTTGTACCCCTCATACTGTTCAATCAAAGCCTCTTGTCTTTTAGTTTCATAAGCAGTTACAAGGTCAGTAGCGTACTTATTACCAAACTTAGCCATCTCGACTGCTTGGTCTTGCGTAGCACCTACGCTATTGAGTAGCTTAGAAAAGTCAGCTGCGATTGTTTGGTCTACTTCGTCACCATCAAAGGCTTGTGTAAAGTCATACACAGTAGGTTCTGTAGGTGGTTCTTGGTTGCCGCTTGTGTCAGTACTACCACCGCCTAAGATTGTGTCTTGGGTATTCGTGTTAGCATCCGTAGTAGGTGTACTACTATCTGCACTCGTTGTGTTATCATTCGTGCCTTGCGTTAAATCTTCTGCCATAGTCATTCACCTTTTTCCTCTAAATTTTTAAATAGTTTTTGTTGATTGATATATTCCAGTTGTGCTTGGTGGTATTTGAGTACACCCTCAACACCATCACCGATAGCACCAAGCATTTGCATATACTTTAGACCTACACTTCTTTTCCCCTCGTTAAAAAAGGTTTCTGAATTGCCAGTAAACGAACGCTTTAGAATGTCCGTATTGTCTAAAAGCCTACAAAAAAACCACCTACCAAGTTCAGTACTTAGTACGTGGTTAAGTGCATCAATATCACGATCACGAATATAATCTTGTTTAGTTTTCATCTACACCCCCATACCCATTAACTGTTGCATTACTGGGTTTCCGTCATTGGCTGCATCTGTTGCTTGTTTAGCAGCACCAGCCATTTGAGGTGCTAATTGTGCCATTTGTAATGCTTGTGCTTGTTCCTCTTGCTCTTGTTGTGCTTGTTGTTGTTGCTCCATAATTTGTTGGTACTCATCATTAGAACGAATAACCCTAGCTGGTACACCAAGATTTACACCATATATGTCCGCTGCCTCTTCAAAGTTGAATTTCTGAACGATGTTCGCATTACCCTGTGCTAATGACATTATGAAAGCATAGTACTGTTCAATATTCACCAATGAAGACATTTTCTGTGCTTGTGCTAATGGAGATATGTATTCTATCTTTACATCCATTCCGTTTAGCATTTCAGCAGTTTGTTCATCGATTGGTGGAAATATTCCAGCCCTATCTAAGATGCCATAAGTACGTTCAATGATTGGGTTTAAAAACTCACTTTGTAAGCGTTCAACTACAGGGCCTAACTGTTGCATTTTTTCTTGTGTGCGTTCCATAACCTCACGTGCGGTCATTTGTCCGCTATCAATGTTATCAAGCATCAAGAATAGGTCGGCACTATAGGCACGTTTTATACTTTCAGATACGAATTGTATCTTAGCTTGTACGTTTGCAACATCAATGCCTACATTGAATATTGGTTCAACCTTACCGCCAGTATCAACTTCCGTTACACCGCCCGGAAATAGATTGACACTACCGATTACATCGGATGTAGCACTCATAGGTGGTTTAATACCTAATTCAATAGCGGTTACTAAGTCTTTTTCTAAGAGTTGTAACATCTGTGCATCGGACTGTGCGAACCATGCACACCCTTTACCATAACCGCTTAGATCATGTGTGGTATGTCTAGCAATAGGAATAGACCATTCCTCAAAGCCACTATGCCTTAGTACCTCATCTGAGTTACTACCCTCTATCCAATAAATAGATGAGTAAGGCATATTCTTATTACCTAGTTTTCCGTTGCGGTCTTTATTAGGTGTTACCAACCAACACACAACATGAGTTGTTGCATTACCTTTGCCATCGTCATATTCACGTTTGACTTGTTCAGTACAAGCATCATAACCAAACTCTTCAACAAGCTGGTCTGCGGTCATTCGGTATTTTCTACCAAAGGTGTTTACCTCACCATTACTGCCACACTCTAATGCATATGTACCGATTGGATAAGATGTGAACCTTACACCAAACTTAGGGTCAGGCATGATAGACATAGGTGCTTGTCCAAATGGTAGTTCCATGTAGGCTTGATGCACTACGTTGTAGAAATTAGACTTAGCAAAGACTGCATAGAGAATTTCTTCACGTTCATCAAGTACCTTACTAACATCACTATTAGCTGCTAGGTCAGTATTCTCTAATGTCAACTTAAACCATTTACGGCTAGGTGGTGTCATGCCACTCATTACACCTGATGCGAATATTTGGCAACTTTCCCAAGCCACACCATTATTAATCTTATCGGTGTAGACTTTCGATTGGTCTTGTTCATCGTCAAATAGTCCTAGGAAAGGTAGTTGATAATCTCTAATGTCTTTCCACTTAGCAACGTACTTTTGACGATTGTTGAACATAGCATTAAACTTTGCCTTAATTTTCGTGTAATCACGTTTCTTAGGCATCGCATTTGTCGGTTGTCTAGCAAGCGTTGATAGGATAGTTCCTTGCATCATTAACCCCCTAATGTGTTCTTAGTGCCAGTTGTTGCCGTGGATAGAATAGTGCTTTCATAACCACGTTTGCCCTTACGCTTTTTAGCGTACCAATCTTCACCAGTCATTGTAGTAGCATCATCAGTCTGTACTGTCGGTGCTGGTGCTGGCATTGGTGTATCAGGCATTTTATTCTTCATGCACATTAAATCACCCCTTATCTTTTAAATGGATCATACTCTGTGTTCGCATGACCCCTACTCCCTACATTCACTTTTTTATTGACCCTGAACGCAAAGGTCAAGGCTAATGCATCGCCCTTGTTTGGAGATGGTAAGCCACGTTCTTTCATATCCTTTTTACTTTCAAGTTGTATTCTGCCGTTCTTATCAATGATAGCCTCAGGACTTGTTATATCGTCATATAACCCTTGGTCGTTAGGTGGAATAGAACCGCCCTCTTTTAGCCATTCTTTCATCTCACCCCACATATATGCTCTCATGTTAAGATACATATCATTAGGTGCTTTACCACCAAAGGCAACTAACCGCCATCGTCTACCCATAGATTTGCCAATACTGTATATACCAGTTCCGTACCCTTGGTCGATGAATACTGCATCAGCTTTGTACTCATCCTCTAGTTGTGCAATGAGTTGTGCCATTCGCATATCATCGTCATTCTTTTCAATGGTTGCTAGGCACTTCATAGAGTAGCCATTACGCATTACGATTTCTAATGTATCACCGCCAGTCCATGCAGGGTCTACACCAATAATCGTTGGTAAGTTATTAAACTGTCCAACCTTGTACACTCGTTTCTGCGCCTCGTCTGCTATTTCTGCTGATATAAACTGTGTATCAGATGCACTAGGGAATAACCCTCTAACACGAACCTTTACAAAGTCGCTATCCTCACCATGAATATCCACCCATTCTTGCAATTTGGCTTTGTTAGAGATTTTAACAGTACGGCTATCTATTTGGTATGTAGTCCAGTAGTTACGATGTTTTCTGAAACACTCTCTAAACCTACCACTATTCCGTGTAGGGTTTCCAAACACACACCATATGATTTCTGTTTCCTTATCTGTTAATGCACCCTCTGTTACTTCCCATATCTTATCGGATATTGCGGATGCCTCATCGAATATGATAAGTATTCTGTTCCCTTGATTGTGTAGACCAGCGAATGCTTCTGGGTTACTTTCGCTCCATGGAATAGCATCTATCCGCCACGTTTTTTCATACTGTTTATCAGCACTAAACAATG